GGCAGCAAAGACAGCGATGCATGATAACACGGATGACCTCGCTAGACTTGCGCAAAATATCGCCCCGATCGATAAAGCTACGCTCCGTCGCGGCATGAAAAAGAAGGTTACGTTAAAGCGCGATAGTTTGATCGGTGAAGTATCGTTTCGGGCCGTTGATAAAGGCTTTAACTATGCGTTATGGACGCACGAGGCGGATTACAACCTCGGACCAGTTTCGGCAAGTGCTGGCGGCATTAGCGGCTATCCGGTCGGTAACAAATATCTGGAACGTCCACTGAAAGGTGAATCGCAGAAATACATTAATCACGTAGCAGACGCGGTGAGAAGGGAGTTGTGATAATCGTTGAAGATAACCGAATTAATCTCGTTCATACAGTCGCGGGTTGACGGCGTTTATTACGCAAACGGATTCCCGCGAAATGCGGCAGATGAATGTACTTATGTGCGATTTACAGGCGGCTTTCCTCCGTCTCAATGGACCGGAAAGAGCCAACCGTCGTTTCAAATAATCGTACGAGGAAAGGCAAGGGGCGACGCGGATTGCGAAGAGAAAGCGTACCAGCTTCAGGAAGCGTTAACGAATCTCCGTGAAGTGTTTATCGGTAATAGCTCAATCGTTGTTATCCGCGCGGCCAATTCGGTGCCGTTATTTATCGGATACGACGACAATGATCGTCCCCAATACTCGTTAAATTTCGACTGTGTAGTGCGCCCTGACCGGGCGCTTTTTTAATGCAAAAATAAAGGAGGAAAACGGATGGCTGGAATTAAAACGATTCAAGTTCCTATCGGCCCCGCAATCGTCGAATACGGCGAGGGTAAGGATATGGTGACGTTTGACATCACGAAGGGCGGCATCGTTTTTAAGGCGCAGATGTCTAAGCAGGATACAACGGTCGACCAATACGGTGACTCGATCGTAGGCTCACGGACAAAGGGCGGAACTTGCGAATGTACCGTACCGTTTGCGATCTATGATTTAGAAAAGATTCATAAGGCGGTGCCGAACAGTAAGTACGTGTCTGACGGAGACAAAAAGAAGCTAGTAGTCAGCGGCAAAGCCGGATATGACTTACTGAAGGATGCGAAGCCTTTACGAATTAAGCCGACAGATCCGGAAGCGACGGCCAACGACTGGCTCACGATTCCGTTAGCTGGTGCGTCGACTGACATCGAATATACGTATGATTCCGATAATGAGAGGATCGCTAACCTAACGTTTACCGGTTATCCGGACACGATGGGAGACGGCGATCTTTTTATTATGGGCGACGAAACGGCCGGGACCTCTTCCGGAACCGGCAGCGAATAACAAACGAAAGGCATCGTCGAGAGGCGGTGTCTTTTTAATTAACGAAAGGAGAGTCGCATGAACATTTTCAAAAAGAAACAGGAGACTGATTCGGTCCAGCTCGGAAAGTATCCGGCCGAGGTTGCGAAACTTACTCCGGCCAAATGGAAACAGCTTTTCGCGGCACTCGATAAAATTCCGTTTCTCGTTCTGGAAGTCTTTAGCGCACCTAAAGTGGAGTTCTACTCGTACTTAGTGAACGCAATTGAGGTCGGCATGGATGAGATCGTCGAGATTACGGCATTATTGAGCGGCGTAGATGCTGAGTACATCCATGAAGAAGTTGGTACAGACGAAATTATCGAGTACATCAGGCTCACCGTTAAAAAGAACCGCCTTGATTCACAAGCAAAAAACGTGAAGAGCCTTCTTCCGAAACTCGAAAAGTAGACGAAGAGGGCGATCCGTATACGATTGACGACTATCTAATCGAAGCGGCTATCAGTTTAGGCGCCACTCAGTATCAGATAGAAAACGAGTTTTATATGGTAGATATCCCGAAATTTGTGCGCGCCAAGACGAAGCGAGGCGCGGTAAGGCGGATAGAAGACATTCGCGTACTTCTTGCAACGAATAGCCGGGCAAGTGAGGACGACGAGTATAAACAGCTCATGAATACGTTGATTCGGGCGGCAGGACTTCGCCCTGAAGTGAAATTCGACCGTGATAAATTCGAACAACTACGGGCTTTACAGGGGAATTTTCGGAAAGGAGGTAAATAGATGGCCGGAACAACAGTCGGAGAAATCCGGGCGCGTATTGAATTAGACATGTCAAACTGGACGCGTAGGCAGGCACAGATTCGAAATGATATGGCGCAAATGGGCCGTTCATCTGCGAATCTCTCGAAGCAAATGGCCCTCGTCCAAAAGGCTTCGCTTGCGGTCGGAGGCGCAGTCGTAGCCGGCATCGGTGTCTCCGTCAAGAAAGCGGCTGACTTCGAGGAGGCCATGTCGCGAGTTAAAGCGATCAGCGGCGCGACCGGTCAGGACTTCGAAGATCTGAAGAACATCGCGGCTAAGATGGGCGCCGAAACAAAATACACCGCAGTCGAGGCGGCCGAAGGTCTTCAATACCTCGCGATGGCGGGCTTCAGCGTAAAAGCGCAAGTCGGATCGTTGCCGGCCGTGCTTAACTTGGCTGCGGCTTCAGGCGAAGGACTCGGCCGTTCAGCGGATATCGTTTCGAATATCATGACCGGCTTCGGCATTAAAGCAGAAGACTCCGGACACGCCGTTGACGTACTCGTAAAAGCGATGACGACGGCCAATACGGATCTGCCGCAATTAGGCGATGCGATGAAGTTCGTGGCCCCTGTCGCGCACTCTCTCGGATACTCCATCGAAGATACTGCGACAGCCGTTGCGAAAATGTCAGATGCCGGTATTCAGGGATCGATGGCGGGTACGGCGCTTCGTGCGTCACTCTTACACCTTACGAATCCGGTCGGTCAGTCGGCCAAGGCGATGAAAAAGTACGGAATCGAAGTAAAGGACGCACACGGAAATCTAAAGCCGATACCGGAGCTCGTCGGCCATATTTCGAAGAAGTTCGAAGGGATGACGTCGGCGCAGAAAACGGCAGCGGCGGCACAGCTCGTCGGAGTTGAAGCGGCTTCCGGATTCGTTACGCTCTTGGGCGTGGGGGAAAAGGGACTGCGCAACTACTCGAAGACGCTGAAGGAAGCCGGCGGGACAGCGGACAAAGTAGCGAAAACGCAGATGGATAACCTCAAAGGGTCATTCGAACAGTTTACGTCTGCGCTCGACGGCCTCGGAATCGCGATCGGTAACGAGTTTTTACCTACTTTCCGAAAAATTGTCGAAACCGGTACGAAAGTGGTCGAGTTCCTTAGCGAACTGAATCCGGGGATCATTACGACGGGCATCGAAATGGCGGGAGCGGCGGCAGCGGTAGCGCTGGTTGCGTCTTCCATGATGAAACTCGGAATCGCAGTACGCGGTTTGTTCGTTGCGATGGGTCCGGCCGGATGGGTGATCACCGGGCTCTCTTTATTAGCGGGAGCGCTTGTCGGGGTGAAAGCGGGATACGATCAGATGAACACCGTTAGTTTAGAGGCGGCCGAGTCGAAGCAGAAGGAAATAGATTCTATCAACAGCTTAACGAAAGAGTTCGATAAACTTCAAAATAAAACGAAGCTGACTGCCGATGAATTCGTTTACTATCTCGATTTGAATGATCGAATTAAAACGGAGACGGATGCCAATTCCATTAAACGGATGAAGGAAGAACAGGAAGAACTGCGAAAAAAATCAGGTCTTACAAATGAGGAATTTAATCGCTACTTAGATTTAAACGATAAGGTTATCGCAAAAGCTCCGGACACTGCGGCCGCAATCAGCGAGCAAGGCAATGCCGCAGCAAAGAACACGGACGCATTAAAGCGTCTTAACAAAGAAAAAGCCGAGGAACTCCGGCTAGAACTGGAAACCCAAAGGGCTAAAGCTGAGGCCAATATGTCTAAATATATAGCCGAAGAAGCGCGATTAAAAGAAAAAGTTAATGCGTTGACGAGAGAGCGATCCGATTTAGAGCAGCAGGTATCTGATCAATTACAAGTTGTGGCAGCTAAAGAGAGCGAATTGGCGGCAGCTAAAGAGGCTAAAGATACCGCACGGGTGGCAATAGCTGAAAATGAGCTCAACTTAGAGCAAACAAAGTTGCAGAGATTACGAGAACAGTTTTCTACAAATATGGAAAACCTGAGCTCTAAGAATCAAGAGCTCCAAAAGACCCGTGAGAATATCAATCAGCTAGATGTCGTTAATCAGAAAATGATCGACCTTGAGCTCCGTCAAGTTGGATTAAACGCCAAAAAGGGCGAAGGCGTGAGAGTGATCGATAAGGAGATTGGACGCTTACAAGATGCGAAGGCGAACCTTAAAAATGTCACGAATGTTGCTGATCGTAAAACGGATGAGTATCGGAAGTCTGTTAAAGCAATTGACGACGAGATAGCAAACCTTCGTACCGCAAGAGGTCGGGTCGCGGATATTACGTCTGAAGCCCAAAGAATGAACGCTACTCTAAGTAAGGACATCACGAAACGAATCACGACAATTACTTCGGATGTTTCTATGAAGACGGAGCGTGCCGTAAGTCGTGGAAAAGGGAACGAAGGTACTTACCACACTGGCGGCGTCATCGGCCTCGGACAGATCAATAAACTTCACATCGGCGGCCTAGCGTCTCAATTCGCTAATCCGATGAGTCACGAAGTCGATATCCGGGCCCTGCGTAACGAAATGGTGCTTACTGAAGCGCAGCAAGCGAATCTTATGCGAATGATTGACGCAGGCCACACGACGGGCCTCGGAGGAGATTCCGGCTTATCGTCGGATATGCTACGCGCGCTCAGTTCGATTGAGCAGGCGATTAAGACGAAGGGTGGCGCTTCCATAATCGTAGATGGATACGAACTAGGCCACGTCATTGAGCCGCATATAAGCGCGATCCAGCAAGATGGCCTCGATATAGAAAGTCTAAGGAGCGGGAGGTGATTATGAATGGGAAATACGGACTTCATAAAGAAAATCGCCCCGGATGCGCAGAAAATATACGTGAATTATAAAATTCTCGCCAGTCTTGTAATCGCGCAAGGGTGCTTAGAAAGCGCCTACGGTACCAGTGGTCTTGCCGTTAACGGAAAGAATCTTTTCGGAGTGAAGGGCGAATATAACGGAAAATACGTCATCATGAAAACGTGGGAAGTAATAAACGGAAGGAACGTTCAAGTGGACGCCAAGTTCCGGAAGTACCCGACGTGGTATGAGTCGATGCAAGACCTTGCGAAGCTTTACGTAAACGGCGTCAGTTGGGACCCGAATCACTATAAGGCGGTCGTAGGTGAGAAAAACTACAAGAAAGCGACTGCTGCGCTAGTAGATGCCGGTTATGCAACGGACCCATCTTACGCGTCAAAGCTTAACAGAATTATTGAAACGTACAACCTGACGAAGTATGACACCGCCCCATCACCGTCGAATCCATCTACTCCTTCTGCGCCGGAGACAAACAACCCGGCTCCGGTTGTCGTTGAGGAGCCTGAGGTATCTATCGATGTTTTTTCAAGCGTTTATACAACGCCTCCATCCGGTGTCCCTATTACGGATAGCAACTTCCGGATACTTTACAAGGATGGACGCATAATCGATATGGCTCGCGATTTATCGGTCCTTGTACGGAGTTTCAAGATTGCTTCGCCCACTCCCGATATCGATTACGAAACGATTCCGGGGAGAGACGGCTTAGTTCGAGTAGGAAAAAACTTCGGGGCCCGAACGTTGACTGCCGAATGTCTCTTGCTCGGAGCGGATGACGTTGATTTTCATTTATTACAAGCGGAACTCTTTCACGCGCTTCATCGCGAGGAGGAGTTCTTTTTAGTTTCGGAAGCGACGCCGAAAAAGCGATGGCGAGTCGAGCTGAGCGCATCATTCACGCCTGACAGAATCGGCAGCTTCGGAGACTTTACGCTGACTTTCCAAAGCGCCGCGACTTATTGCGAATCAGTCGGCACCACACTGGATGCGTTTACGTTTGATGTGAACAAATGGCAGATAGGCGAAGGGCTGACGGACGATATCCCTTCGTACAAACACAAGACGAAGACTTTTCGTATTTTCAACGCGGGAGCCGTCCGGCTAGATCCGAGATACATGCCTTTGAAAATTACGTATAAGGGCGCGTCTGATAAATTGTCGATCAAAAATAGAACGACGGGCGATCTATGGACGTTTTCGGGCAAATCTACCGCGAAGGAAGCGATTCAAATTTCCGGGGTTACTGCGAAAAAGGGGAACGTTAGCATCTTCGGTCAGACAAATTTCGGGCTTATCACGCTAGAGCCCGGATGGAATGAATTCGAATTAAGCGGGTCGAACGGGGATTTTGAGATTGCGTTTGATTTCAGATTCCACTATTACGCGTAGGGAGGTGTGCCATGTCGAGTCTGTTTGTGAAAAATCTCGCTAATCAAGTCGAAGCATTAACGGACTTCAGCGTGACAAAGAAAGATGAAATCGATAACGGTAGATCTTTAGATGTATCAGTTATACAGACGGAACGGAACGTGCACTCCTTTCCACTGATACAAAATGAGGGTTCTCTATTTTATGAAGATGAGGAATTTGTTATCAGAAAGACACGGTACGTACCGATCGGGAGCAAGAGACTAAAGGTCGACATTACGGCCCTGCACCGATCATTTTCAGATCTCGGAGAAAATTACGTGTACGAGACTTCGGGGAAAAAGAAAAAACTTTACCTCGAAGATATGCTGGATATCGCATTAAAAGGCTCCGGGTATTCTTACGAAGTTGTACCGGATGGTCTTGGTGATTCATTTGAAGTAGAGGATTTTGGGAATGGATACTCGCTCGGACTGTTAAACGATATAAAAGAAAAATACTCGGCGGAATATGAATGTATTGGAAAGAAAGTGTACTTCGCGAAGGAGATAGCGAGAGATACAGACTATGTTATTCGCGATCGAGTAAATGTAAAAGATCCGACACAGGAAATCGACACCTCTTCTATAAAAACGTTTATCAAGGGCTTCGGAAAGAAAGACGACAAGACAGGGAAATATGCGGTCGAAGCTGAATACAAAAGCCCTTTGGCTGCAATCTACGGAATTAAACACGCAAATCCAATATTCGACGACTCTTACACGGCAAAGGACGAGGGGAAACTTGAGCAGCGGCTAGAGAAAGAACTGACCGATAAGATTGAAATATCTATCAGTTTGACATATGTAGAAGTCGAAGCTTTGAAAATGCAGGACATCCGAAAAGGCGATTACGTGTGGTGCATATTAGAACCATTTGATCTTCGCACCAAGCTACGCGTTGTCAGTGTCGAGTCTTATTCTGATCCGAATAAACCGTCTGTTTTTACTTTCGGAAAATTGCGGCCGAACATCAGTAAAACTGTCGCAAAACTAGGTCGTACGCAGAGTACGCTCTCCAAGCTTATCGATACGTCAACTGGGAAAGTGAAAGGCAGCGCCATAAGCGGAAACATAACCATCGGAAAAGACGCGATTTACGAAGACGGATACGATCCGACAAAGCTGACGATTCCTACGTACGGCCGGGCAAACGCAACCACTGACGGTCTTATGAGTTCGTCGGACTACGTGAAGCTGGCGAGTATCGTATTAGGGCCCGACGGTCAAGTTTCTGTCTCGCTGGCTACCGAAACGACTGACGGCTTAATGAGCGCAGCCGACTTCGCAAAGCTGAAGCGCATCAAGGTCGGTACGGCTGCGGTGGATATATCGACACTTTCGCAACAGCTCGAATCTATAAACAAGCGCCTGACCGCGCTAGAGAATAAATAACGAGGAGGAATACAATGCCGAAATTTCCGTACAGAAAGGCCGGGGCGGCGTGGGACCGTGTTTTTCGTAACGACCACAACCAAAACCTCGATGATATTGCGGACGATATTAAAGGATCATACACGGAATTGGCCGCACATAAGAACGCGAAAACCGCCCACACGTCGGAGCAAATCGACCATGGCGGTTTTTCTTTGCGCACATATATCGACGGCCTGTATAACCGTATCAGAAATCTGATCCTTAACGCGGATGGTACAAACGTAAAAGAGGTCGTTGACGCTCGTGTAGACGCGGAAGGAAACATCGCGCCTTTATTGAAAGAGCGCCTCGACAAAGAGTATAACAAGCTTTTACGCAAAATTGAGCGCGATGTAAACGTTGATGACTACGGAGCCGATCCGACTGGTGTTAACGATAGTACAGAAGCGTTTAAAAAGGCGATCGGGAACGGTAAGGTGCGGCTAAATCTATCGGCCGGGACGTATATCGTTAAAGGCGTCAAACTGCCGTCATGGACGTATTTGATCGGCCAAGGTATGGGCGTTACTACGCTGAAGCTGCACGAGGATACGCCGGCCAGTGAGTGGGTCATTATTAACGCGGACCCGGAGTCCGGCAACCGGAACATCGTAGTCCAAGGAATGTCCCTCGACTGGAATCCGGAGCGGCAAGGCGGCGTGAGTTCAACCGGGGGCATTCATTCAAGCTGCTTAACTTTTGCGCAAGTGAAATTCGGTATCGTCCGGGAAGTAGAGGGGATTAATCCGGGTCTTCATTGTTTTGACATAACGGCACCTACCTACAATATTTCAACGAAAGATTACACCGCAAAAGGTAGTAAATACGTATGGGTTGATCGCTGCATCGGGTCTGGATATGGGGATGACGGAATCACCACGCATTATAGCGAATATATTTTCATTACTCACAACGTAATGACATATCCAAGCGGAAAAGCCCACGATAAAGGGGCCTCAAATTCAAACGGAATTGAAGTGGATGATGGCTCCAAGCATGTATGGGTTGTGGATAATTATACAGAAGGGAATGTTCGGGGCGTAGAAGTCAAAGCGCATGCTAAGTGGCCAGCTCCATGTAATGTCCATATCCGCGGTCACGAATCTTTTCGAGACGTTCGATCATTTGATTTGCGTCACATCGGGCACCACCTCGTATCAGATCCGTGGAGCGAGACGGCTCGTGATGTGACGCTGGTCGATTGTACAGCCAGAGAACCTGTATTTAATTCTCTATACGAAGGAATAGGCCCAAGGGCGCTAGTCGTATCGGCTTATCAACGCGTTAAGATAATCGGGTTTACGGCTATAGGCGACCCGACATACGACTACAGAGGCAACTCAGTAATCGCGTTTCAGTATAAAAGTCGGAAAATCAGCGTCACGAACCTCCAAGTGTCGGGCTTTAAAAATGCAGGGTGCGATGTTAAGGTGACTGGCGGCGATCAACGGACGGATGACGTCTTCATCTCGGACTTCG